GTCGCGGTCAACCTCAGCGACGATCGAGAGCAGCGGCCGGCGGTCGACGGTCTTGAAGCCTTCGATACCGGTCGCCGCGTTGATGTACCGGCGCGGGACGAACCGGTTGCCCTGAGAAAACCGGAAGCTCCTGACCTTGGCCGCGTAATTCGAGCCACCGATCTGAAACAACGCACCAGCCAGGAGCGGGTACGTCGGCGATCCGACCAGCGTCCCGGCGACGAAGGCGATGTCCTTGTCTTCCTCCCACGCCCCGGCGAAGCTGAAGTCGAAGAAGACCGGCCCGGCCGCCTCGCCCGACACCACGAACGTCCCGACGCACCCGACGAACTGGCGACTCCAGGCGTTGCCGCCGGGCACCGGGTAGACGCAGTAAATCGTCTGCGTCAGGTCAGTGTCGCTCGGCGTATACTTGATGCTGCTGCTGCCGGCCCCTGGGTTCGTGAACGTCGCCGTCAGACCACATCCGAGCAGAGCCCGGTGCGACTCCGGCGCCACGAGCGGCGTGTCGTCATACTCGGCAGCGGCCGCGCTGCCGCGCCACGGCATCCGAAAGTCGACCCGGCCAAGGCGCGGCCCCTTCAACGACGGCGCCCGCCCCTTCGACCCCATCGTGATCAGGTTCTCGATCTCGTTGGGATCGGCAACGGCCCGAATCGTCCGGTAATCGACCGGCTGGACGTCGCCTGCGACGTAGGTGTCCGCGAACACGTCCGTGCCGGCCGTCGCTTCCTGCTTCATCGCCACGACGGTCCGGCTCGCCACCGGCATGCTGATCTCGGCCATCGCTCTTCTCCTTGGCTAGGCGCCCGGGGCCACGGTGATCGCGCGCTGGAGCGTCGCGGTGACGATCAACTCGAACTCAGCAGTCTGCGCGACGGCAGCGGTAGCCCCAGCGGGCTGAAAGAACTCCGGCGACGCCAGCGCCAGACGATGACAGACACCGCCCAGGGCATGATTGGCGTAGAGCGTGCGGGTGACGTCCTCGCTGAGCCGGATCGCCCACTCGAGCGAGGTGAAGTCGGCCGTCGCGTCCGCGTAGCCTACGACAAGGAACTCGTACGGCACGAGCTGCGACACCATGTCGCCAACGGACGCCGCCGGCTCCGGCTCGGCCTGGTTCTGGATCAGAACACAGACGTGCGGAAACCTCGAGACCTGCGCCAGCGCACGATAGGTCCGCTCCACGGTCGGCACGTTGCGATACGGCGCGCCGAAGAACCGTTCCCCGGTCATCCCGGCAATCAGCGCCGAGATCCGCTGGCCCGCGAGGACGCCGAGCGCCTCCTCAGCCACCGAGGCCCTCCCGGATACGGCGCTCGATCTGCGCCTGCGCCGCCGGGATGCCGGCCCGGACACCGCGCGTGAACCAGAACGTCGCGCGCTGCCCCGGGTGCTTGACATGGGGCCGGAACAGGGTTTGACCGCCAACCGTGAACTTCATGACGCGGCGGCCGTGCTCGCGGAGACGACCGCTGATCGGATGCGCCCGCGTGCCCCCCTCGAGCCAGTGCGCGTCGAACCGCGGCGTACCGATCGTCGCCTGGAGCCCGGCTGGACCGACGCTGACCTTCTCCCGCAGGCCTGATCCCTTGCGCGAACCACCGACCGCCAGGCGGAATTGCTGATCGGCGCGCTGACGGATGATCGCCACACCTTCTCGGAAACCGATCTCGGCCGACTTGCGGAGGCGGCCGACGTCGAGCTTGACATCCCGGCGGACGTGCGCCGACGGGGCGATCATCCGACCGTCCAGCGCCGGTAGCGCGCGTCGAGGATCGCTCGAGACTCGGACGGCATCCAGCGGTCGAACAGCGTCACACCGCCACCAGGCGTGTTGACCGTGATGACATCCGAGAGGCCCTTCTGCTGGGCGTCGAACATCTTGCGGACCATCAGCAGCGCGGCGTCCTTCAGGTCCTCGGGGACTGCCGTCAGGGCGCCGTAATAGCTGAGGGCCACCCCGCCGATGCGGCTCGTCGCCCAGCCAGACCGCCTGAAGAGCATGTCGGGAACGAACAGCCCACGCTCCGGCTTCCCCGGCTGGAACGCATCGTCGGCCAGATAGCCGACGACGACGTCGAGGAGGTCCGGATCACCATCCGCGTCCTTCCGCCAGACCGTCTGCGCTGTCCCATCGAACGTCACCGTGACCGCCTGAGTCACGTCGATGGGTCCGGCGACGACCTGGAGCAGCTGGGAGTCCTTCGCGCTCAGCCGGACCGTGGCCGGCGCGTACGGACCGCTGGTCCCGCGCTTCAGGGGGCGGTCACAGTAGGCCTCGATGAGCTCCGTCGCCCTGTTGATGACCTCCTCGAGAATGTCGTCCTGCGTGGCAGCCGCGCCGGTATAGGCCCGCGCTTCCTGCAGCGACACGAGCGCGTTCAGCGCGAGCGGCATCGGCCTACTTCACCATCCCGACGATCTTGATCGACGTCGCGCCGGCATAGGTCCCCGTCGTCGTGTACTTCACGCGGAACATCCCGCCGAGGAAGCCGTTGACGGCCGTATCGTCGGCCGTCGTCCCGTCGGCCGGGGTGGCCGGCGAGGTGACCGCGATGACCGTGAGATTGACCAGGCGTCGCTTCGCCGCGGTGGTGACGGCGAAGCAGAAGATGTCCATCCAGCTCGCGCCGTGATCGAACGACGTCTGCACCCAGAACTTCCCAGTCGTGCCGCCGGAGCCATACGCGAACGTGCAGTCGAGCGTCAGCTCGCGGACCTGATCGACCATGAACGCGAGCGGGTCGCTGACGACCGCCGAGACGGCACCTGCGATAGGGACGTTCAGCAGCTCCTTCGACTCTGCCGGCATCGCGGCGTCCTTTCATACGTCCGCCGGGGAGTCCTAACAGGCACCCCCCGGCGTCCGTGGTGACTACGCGATTACGAGGTCGGCACCGCCGTCGGAGCCGGGCGATACCGGCCACCGCTGATGATGGCGACGGCCGAGATGAACTGTGCCGTGCCGGACGCGAGGGCGAACGTCACCCACGTGTGATCGTCGGGCAGATCCGCCGCATCGACATGGATGACGACGACGCGGTGGTCGTGACCCGTTGCGGAGAGCGTGAGGATCCCGTCCGACTCCGCGGTCTCGGCACCGTACGTGTCGGCGGCCGCAGCCTTGAAGTCGGCAGCACTCAGGCGATACGTGAAGGGCAGCGCGGTCGTCTTCGCACCCGCCGTTGCCCCGCTAAAGAGCGACAGCGCGCCCGGCACCGTGAGCACACCGAACGAGAAGACGATGTCGGCGTGCGCGCCGACGAGCTGGAACGTCTCGCTGTCGGCCCCGGCCGCCAGGTCGATCGGCTCGTACATCGGGATGATTCCGACCTCTTCGACAAGTCGCATGGTCGTCTCTTCCTCCCTGGCTCAGTCGCGGTCGGCGAGGCCGATGAAGGGGCTCATATCGCTGGCGCCCTTGTACGGCGTCAGCTTGATCCGCCACGTGGGCTGGCCGTTGATCCGGAAGACCCAGCGGAAGGTGGACTCGTTGTTGAGGAAGCGGACGTGCATCGAGGTGTCGTAGCGCAGGCCCTCGGCGGCCTTGGTGATCGTCACGTACTCGTTCAGGTTGACGAGCATGATGTCGCCCGCCTTGCCGAGCTCGTTGGACTGCTCCAGCTCGATGACCGGTCTGCCGAGCAGCAGGCCCGCAGGGGCATCCTTGAGGTTCCCCGACGGCGGCAGCCAGACCGGCTGGTTACCGATCGACATCTGCGGCAGCTGGGTCATGACGTCCGGATGGATGAGCCACGCGGCACCGGCCTTCAGGCGGCTGGGCATCCGCGCGTACATCTTCAGGATGTTGCCGACGACGACGGTGTCGGCCACCTGCGACCCCTCCTTGGCGACCTCGACGTAGGCGGGGTGACCGAAGAATCCGAGCGGCTTGCCGACACCGTTGCCGCGGAAGATCGCGTCGTCGACCTGGAAGGCCACCTCCGACTCGAACGACGAGCCGAGCAGCCCCTCGAGCGCGCTGGCGTCACGGACCAGACGATCCGTGGCGTAGGCCAGGCCCATGATCTCCTCGAGCTTCAGCTCGCCCTTGCCGATCTTGGGCTTCTTGGCCGTGACCGTGTCCGCCTCGGCCACCCAGAAGACCTGCACGCCGCCCCAGCGCGAGCCGGTCGCGCGGCTGGACTCGTCCACGTACGGGTACTCCAGCGAATCGAAGTCCCCGCCGACCTGGATGTTCCGGGTCCGGGGCAGCAGGACCGCCTGCTCGCGCGCCCGATCCAGCATGGCGGACGACCAGTCCTTGCGGACCAGGAAGCCGCCGTCGCTGGGCACCCCGACCGACGTCCCGGAGACCGCCTGGTAGGCGGTCAGCTTGTTCATGAGCTCGTCGGCCCGGCTGGCCCCGAACCGCGAGCGCCAAAGCGAATCCGACGCGCACACGATGGCCTGCAGGAACTCCCCCATGCCGCTGAACTCGTGCGTCCCGGGCAGCGGGCTGCCAGCGGGGGCCAGGCGCATGATCTGCGCCTTGTCGTGCTCGGCCAGGCGGGCCTCGGCCTGGATCTCGGTCTCCAGCGCCTCGACGGTCGGCTTCAGCTCGTCCAGCTCGGCGAGGATCTGCTCCACCCGCTGCCGCTCGCTGTCCGTCTGCAGCCGCGCCTGCTGCTCGGCGGCGTCGCCGATCGCGCGCGCCTCGTCGCCCAGCTCCTTCTTCTTCCGGAGGAGCTCCTGGTGCTGCGCTGCCAGCTGCCGGTGGCGCTTCGTCATGCCCGTCCCCTCCCTGGGTCGGTTGGGTGCCGGGCATGTGGTGCAGGCGGGAAAAAAGAAGCCGCCCGTGAAGTGCCGGCACCACGATTCACGGATCGTGATGTCCCAGCATCTCACGGGCGGCCTTAGGGCTCCCCGAGTATCGCTGCGCTACTTCACCCTCAACGGCGGCCGTAGGGCTCCCGTGGTATCGGGTGAAGCCGTCCTGCTATGTGTCTACGTTGTAGGTACCGTTTTTCGATCCGTCAAGGGTTTTTCTCACACGCGCCCGGATGGCCGCTGCAATCAGCGGAACCTCCGACGCCATTCGCTCAAGATCCGCGCGCTCTTGCGCGACACGCGCTCGCTCTTCGTCAGTCAGATCGTACCAGCGGGGCTTGGGCATCAGGCCCCCGCGGCCGCCAGCCTTTCACGCAGCTGTCGCGCCTGCTCGGCCACGGCCACGGCATCACGTTCCGCCGGCAGCGTAACCCCGGTGACTAGCTCAGTCTCAGCTCGAGCCGTGATCGCCGACTTCGCCCCGCTGGCCATCCGGGCGACGACCTCATCGAGCGTCCCCAGGCCGTCGGCCATCCCAAACTTGACGGCATCTCGGGCCGAGACGATCGCGCCCTCCCCGTACCCCTCCGTGACCGCCGAGACGGGCACGCCCCGCCCCTTGGCGACGGCATGCACGAAGGCCCGGTAGTAGCTATCCACGAGGCCCTGCATCGTCGATCGGGCCGACTCGGTCAGCGGCACCCCGGGTGCTGCGTCCCCCTTGTACTTCCCGGCCGTGATGTACGTCGTCTTGATCCCGGCCTTCTCGTCCGCCACGGACTCATCCGTGTGCGTCGCGATGACCCCGATGCTGCCAACCTGGCTGGACGGACTGGCGACGATCTCGTCCGCCTGGGAGGCGATGAAGTACGCCGCGCTGGCCATCATGGTGTTCGCCACGGCGACGATCGGCTTCCGGCCACGCAGCCCCCGGATCTTGGTCGCCACCTCCTCCACGCCGAACACACTGCCGCCCGGCGAGTCGACGTCCAGCACCACAGCCGTGATCCCGGGGGCGTCCACCGCCCGCTGGACCAGCGCCCCGAACACCTCGACCGAGGTGCCCCCGCTGATCTGCGTCATCGCGTTCATCCGCGGCGCGATGACGCCGTGAAGCGGCAGCACCACCACCGTCCCCGCCGTGGACGGGGCCGGACGCGGCGCCGCGCCGATCCGTGCCTGGATCTCCTCGTCGGTGAACGCCAGCCCGGCCGCCCGCATCTGCATGATCTCCACGATCACATCGAGCCGGGCCGGGAGGATTGCCCACGGGTGCTCGCTCACCATCTTCAGCACGCGATGATAGTGCTTGGCCATGTGCGCTCAATCCTCCCTGGGGCCGGCAAACGCGAGCCTCGCAAGCGCCGCCGGCTGATTACGCTCGTACTCGTCCGAGAACTCCCCGCGGCCACTCACAATGGCCGCGCACAGATCCGCGCAGTACTTCCGCGCGACGACGGTGTCCAGCGCCAGCGCCTGCACAAGCTCGTCCACGTGAGCGGCGCTGAACTCTGCCGCCCACTTTCGAAGGCTCGCGTCATCGGCGAACCTGGGCGCCCACTTGCGGATGACCGCCACCTCGCGGCGCACGATCCGGTCTGCCGACGCGAGCGCGATCTTCCACGCGCGATCGGCCGCGGCTTCGTCCTCGTCGTCCTCATCGAATCGTCGCGGCGCCGGCGGCGGCACGTCCTGACGCGGCCCGTCGGGATTGCCGCCGCGGTCCTGGTTCGCCGAACGGCGCGGCTCCCACAGGCCCGGCCACGGCTTCAGGTTCTCGCGGACCCGCGCCTCGTTCTCCGCCAGCACGCCGTTCATAATGCCGATCCCGTAGGCCTGATACCGCTGCAGCGTGTCCGGCCGCAACAGCGCGTCGAGCAGAAACTCGACGAAGAAGTGTTCCTCGGGGATCACGTCGCGGTCGAGGGCCTGGGTGAACGCCTCCAGCCAGGGCATCAGCGTGAAGTTCACGAACCCCATCGTCTGCTGCTCGATCCCGGTACCCCAGCTCGTCGAGCCGTCGACGTCACCGATCATGTGCGGCGGCACCCGGAAGAATCGCGCGATGTCAGCCACGCTGAACTTCCGCCCCTCGATGAACTGCATGTCCCGACCGGTCATGCCGAGCTGCTGGTACTCCAGGCCCTCGAGAATCACGACCTTGTTCGCCCGCTCGCGCCAGCTGTTGAGCAGCTCCTGCTTCTGCTCCTTGGTGAACGGTTGCCCCGGCGAGGTGCGCTTCAGCGCCGACTTCGGCTCGCCGCCATCGCTCCACACCTTCCCCGCATGCTGCTCCTGAGCGCCGGCCGTGCCGATGCTCTCGCGCGCGAACTCAAGCACACCCGCCCCGGTCAGGCCCTCGTCGAGCGACACCGGGGCCATGACGTGCAGCACCTCGTCGGCCGTGAGCGCCACATCCGGCCCTTGCGGCGGCCGATACAGATACCCACGACGGCCGTTGCTCAGCAACGTCACACGCACGCGATCCGGGTGTAGCGGCCACAGAGCTCGCACCGCAAAGCGCCCGTCGTATTCGATCCGGCTGTAGAAGTTACCGCGCCAGAGCAGGTAATTCATCCCCAGCGTCCGCCATTCCTTGGCGGTTTGCCGCGGGTTCGGCTGACGACGGAGGAGGTTGTAAGTGGGATGGGTTTTCGCCCGCTCACGCTCGTCCTGGCTGACTTCGCGATACAAGATCAGCGGCAGCGTGCCGACCATGTCCGCGAGCAGGCCGACGCAAGCGTAGACGGCGCCGATCCGCATGGCGGATTCCGGACTCGAGGAATAGCCTGACGCCGTCGCCGTCCCGGAGAACGGCTGATACCAGAAGTTGTCCCAGGGCTGATACGTCGCGCCGATCGGTCGGCCGGTGACGATGCTCGTGAGGAGTCCCATCGCTTACTTGATCCTCCAGACCGCCAGGCCAAGGAACGCCACACCAGGCACGATGTACGCGGCCGGCGCGTAGATCTGCGCGCACCCGTAACTCACGAGCCCGAGCCCCACCGCCCCGAGCACGTCGCGCACGTCGCACAAGGCAAGCAGGCGCTTCATCCGAGCACCGTCACGCGCGCCTCGTGGTTCACCTGCCCCACGACCCGCGACAACGCCATACACAGCGCGGCGACGCCGTCGATCTTCTCCGTCGACTTGGCCTTATCCAGACGCACCTCCGCGCGGAGACCCCGCTTGAGGACGACGTTGGCAATCATCCACGCCAGCACGGGATCGCCGCCATGACACATCCGCCCGGCACGCACCAGCTCCTCGAGTTTCATGATCGCCTCGTTGAGCTGAAACCCCTGCGGGGTGTCCACGCACACGAGCCCCTGGCCCTCGAGGTGAATACGCATCTGCTCGGCGAAGCGCCGATCGTACGCGA